CAAAAGCTTGATTAGTAGTTCCTGAACCACCTAAACCAACATTTCGGCCAGCACCACCACCACCAGAACCACCAGAATTTCCGTTTTGATTAGAAGCTGAATTAGCACCACCAGCACCACCACCAGTAGCAGTTATTGTAGAAAAAATTGAGTTAGAGCCATTTGTTCCTCTAGTGGGTGTGACAGCACCACCAGCTCCACCAGCACCAACAGTAACTAAATATTCCTCACCGACAGAAATTGTTGGTTGAGTTTCAGCAGAGCTTCCACCGCCAGAATTTTGCCCAACTACTGATGATCTATAACCACCAGCACCACCACCACCAGCACCATCACCATCAGCCTGAACACCACCACCACCAGCACCCCCAGCAATAACTAAATACTCAAGGCTAAACTGAGCTAAAGACGAGAGGATTCCAAAAGGAATAAGCATCAGACTGCCCTAGAGTTTCCAATGATTCTATAAGCATTGGTGTCAACACAAACTATTGAAACTGCCTCATAACGCTGACCGATTGCGTAAGCTGTTCCAGCCGTTCCTCGACCTGCAAAAGAAACAACAGTACCCGACCTGTTTATGGTTACTGTTCCAGCTCCGTCTTGCATGATGTCAACACGCTCTCCAGGCTCAAAGGCTGTGGCCGTTCCAATGCTTACTGTTACATTCGACCCAGAGGTAAACATCAGGGTCTTGTAGCGGTCAGCAGTTGCGACTGTGTAAGTGGTAGCAGTTGAGCTAGTGAGAGTTACCTCGTTAGATAGGTAAGTGTTTACATCTGCGGCATCTAGTCTTGTAAAAGACTCAAAGACTTTTCTTGGCATGGCTTCCTAACTATGGCCCTATTATGTTCTGGTTTAGGATACCCTTGGTTTCGCTGTCCAGAATAAACATATTGCGTTCGTTCCTAAGTCTAAATTCTATCTCATGGCTGGTTATCGTTATGCGGTGGGAGATGCCTGTGATTAGTCCAGCCGTAATCTTTGGATCTCCAATCTTGTTGGGCGTAAAGCTAACGCTGATGTAATCGTCAATCTCAAGGTCTAGCACCTGAAGGCGTTGCTCAATACTTAGGTTGCTGAGGTCAACAGTAATCGAGTCAACCCTTAGAGTCGGCTCATAATAGTAAGTCAGCAGGTCAGTCGCTACCTCAAAAGCACCTTGGTCAGTAGAGTTCAGCAGGTTGGTAATTGAGTAGCTTCTCACTCCGTAGAGTTGCTTAGAGCCTGGGGCTGAGGCAAGCTGGAGTGTGGCCGCTGGGTCTTGGGTAGTTCCCTCAACCTCGTTGTAAAGAAACTCTGATCCGTAAGACACATCTATCTTGGTGAACCGAATACCTGTACCAGCGTCTGTAAATTGAACCGGATTTGGCTCTGGGTTGGTAACTGTGACTGTAAGCAAAGATGGTGCGTTGCCGGCAGAGGCAGGAAAGGCTGGGGTAATCTCTACCGATGCGCTGTAAGGGCCAGAGTAATCCGAACCAGCAGCAACAGCAACAGCGTTGATAGCAGCAACTCGGTAGTAATACTTAGTTCCTGGTGTTAGACCTGTGTTGGTGTAGGTAAGGCCAGTAGTGCCGGTGCTGGCAACGATTGTGCTGAAGTTAATGTTGTCTGTTGAGCGTTGGATTCTATAACTGGTAACAGCTTTGCCACCATTGTCTGATGGTGCTGTCCAAGTAATAGTTGCGCTTGTCCCAGTAGAGCTGGCAGTAGGCGTTCCTGGTGCGATAGGCAAAGTATCATAAGCAACCTCAAAAACTAGCGAACCATTTGAAAGAGTCACCCCACCAACACGAACAACCCCATTGTCAGTAAAGTTGCCACCTGCTGCGGTGGTGTCCATTTTGATTGAAGCACCAAAGGCTGTATCAACAGAGTAAGTTATTTGTTTAGTAGATTCAATCGCAAAACCAACCCAATAGCTTGTGTTAGCAAAAACAGATCGTGTTAGTGCAGCACCTACTTGATAAGGGGTCTGTGAGTTAGGCAGAGTAAAGCTACTGGAATATACCCCACTCTGTCCAGAGCTGTTCCACATAGCTAAAGCAGTTGTGGCGTTTGAGCTGTTGTAGGCCGTTAACTCTACATAGAGTGCAGAAACCAAACCTGGCTTGGCAGCAGCTCCAGTTTTTCCAGGTGCATCCCTACCAGAGATGTCGGGCATAGTAATGAGCTGAGCAATGTTGTATGGGGGTCTATTACCCATGAAAGGGTCAGCGCGCCTAGTTGCACCATTACTGTAAGTTGCCATCTGCTATAACACCCACTCAGTAGCGTAAGACTCAAAGGCTCGCTCAGGTTGATAGTCAGGTGCTTCTGGGTCTGTCGAGTTGTAAACAGGATCGTTAGCACCGTCAAAGTAAGCATCTACAACAGGCGTTGCCTCAATCAAAATAGCGTCAAGGAATACTGCGCTGGTGGATGGTGTTTGCCTAACGCTGATACCAGAGAACAGAGTGCTGGCACTAAGACCTGTGTTTATTCTTGTCCACTCCGAGTCAGTAACCGATGCTGTTGAAGCTGAGTATTGTGAGTAGGCAGTTCCGCTAGGTGAGGTAAGAGCAGCTACCTCGACCACAGCAGTCCCAGAGCTTGCCCTAGCGTAAACAGATAGGTTGTAGTCAACACCGACTTCACTTGTAAAGTATTGCTCGGCAGTAGCACCAGCGGCTAGTTGTCCACTTGCTGTGCCAATGTAAGCCTGAGCTGTTGATCTAGTGATTGTACCAGCGGTAGAAATCCACCCAGTTGTGTTGTTCTCAAAGCTTGGGTTGTAGCAAAGGTTGAGTCTGGTGTATTCGTAGCTTGGGTTGTTGACATCGTTGTTACGGCTTCGGAATACTATGCGACCTGACTTGTCAATAAAGAGTCTGCCTGGTTCTGCTTTTTCAACTTCTTGTAAATAACTGAGAGCATTAGTTCCATCGCTGACAGCATAGTCACCCATAGTTGCCACACCAGTAGAGATAAGCCGAGATGATGAAGGCCAAACTGCTGTGCCACCGACTTCAGGCTTTAGCAACACATTTAGGATTCGTGCGCTACTGAGTTGTTCGGTTGGGGTGTAGGCAGCAAGGGTCTGGTTGTTTAGGTTCCAGAAAGCGTCAGAGGCAACAATCTCGGCGATGGACTCACCTGTTGGGGAATAGCTAAAGTTCCAGTCGGTAATGTAGCCGGTAAAGACAATCTGGTTCTCTTTGTAAACCTTGACCTCACCTGTTGGAACAATCAAACCTTGGTAGGGGCTAGGGCCGTAGTCAGGGTCATACTGTCTGCGTTCGTTGTTTAGCTGGATAGAACAAGAGGCAGCGTTGAAGGTATCCTGCTGTGGGTCTTTACCTCTAGTGACATTTACGCTTAGGACATCTGCGCTGATGTCATTGAAGTTGACAGGTACGCCAGATTCAGCGAATCCAAACTCTACTTTGATTGACACTTAGCCTCTCCAAGCTGTACCTGATTGACGCTCAAAGTCCTTGATGGCGTTTACTACTGCTCTACCTATGTCCGATCCAGTAGCCATTCCACCTGAAACATTTATATTGTAAGTGTTGCCAGCCTTGCCAGTAAAGTCACCTAGTCGGTCAAGAGGGATAACGGCCTCAGCCTGACCACCCTCAGCGATGTTGGCAAGCACTCCACCTGGTCGGGGCATTACGATTCCACCCTCGGCAAGTCTAGGGATAGCAACCTTGCCAATTTTAGGTATCTGCAACTTTATGCCAATGACCTCGCCAGCCTTTAGGACTGTGTTGATGAGATCAAGTAGCTTATTGACTCCAGCAATGACTGTGTTGATGTAGCCCTCAATAATACCTATCACGCCATTAAGTGCACCTTTAGCTATGCCAACAAGACCATCAAAGATAGCTGCAAAGAAAACACCAATAGCCACAAGTCCTTCACCAATGCTTGCAACAAAGCCAGCAAACCAAGCACCAATTTGAGTAAACATTTCTCCCCAGCTACCGATGAAGGTGTTGACAAGGTAGTCAGCCAGCAGAATCAAAGCACCAACAAGCAAAGCAACAAGAGTAATTATCTTGACAATCGGGTTAGCGTTTAGGGCAAAGTTCACAGCCAAGATAGCGATTGCTAGTCCAGCAAAGATAGCGGTTAGCGTTGTAAAGATGCCGGTGTTCTGACCGACATAGCTAAAGAAGGCAACAATAGCTGGGGTGACAACCTGCAGAATAGGGAGCAAGGCTTTACCCAAAGACTCAGCCACCTCTCCAAAGGCAACACTCATTCTTGCTGAGTCTGTTGCGGTAGCTTCAGCAGCTCCACCAAACTGTGTTTCAAGTTCGTCAAGAATCATGTTTTGTGCGCTTAGAGTATCTCCGACAGCTACAAAGTTCTTGATGCTTGCTTCTTGTTCGTCACTAAAAAGAACACCGGCTCGGCGTAGGGCTGTTAGACCAAGGATAGGGTCTTGCAAAGCCTTACCAAGTCGGATGGCGTTGTCCTCACCTGTGCCACCCAATACTGCCGCCATGTCAAAAGCTGACTGTGTTGCTCTGTCGAATGAGCCACCAGCGACATCAGCGGTAGCGGCTAACTCCTTGAAGCTAAGTAACTGTGCTTGAGTTGAAAGAATCAGCTCATCGTCAACAGCAATCTTGTTCATTGTTTCTGTTGCGAAAGCCTTGAGCCTATCGGTCACAGCTTTGGTGTTATCTCCAAACAAGCCCATAGACCTAGCAACGCTGTCAAGTCTGTTGTTGGCAACCTCGGCTTCCTCTGCTGCTCTTAGTGCGCCAACAGCCATACCACTTAGTGCGGTTAAACCAATGATTGCGGCAGGGGCAAGGCTACGAGATACAGCAGCAACCTTTTCCATCGGGGTATTGAGTCTGTCTAGTTCCCTAGTTAGCTTGTCAAACCCTGTGCCATTGAAGTTGCTGAGGATGTTGATGTTAATTGACACTAGTTGCCACCCTCAATTTTCAGGTTGCGATTTACTTTTGCCATGTATTCCTCGACACCAGCTACAACGCTTTGCTGAATCATTGGCAACTGACCTTCAGCCTCAGCCCAGATGTAGCGAGATGGTCTGCCACCTAAAGCCTTAATCATGTTTGCACCCTGAGTTGTAACCGAGTGCCGTCTGCGTGTGCCACGCCAGTCATAGAACTCTGTTACTGGCTTGCGAACTTTGTTAGCCTTACCAGCCATGTCAGCGATGTTTAGAGCAGCTCCACCGAACTTGACAGATAGCAAAGGTGTTGCACCTGTTACACCTCTACGAGCGTTGCGACCAGAAACAATAGTCTTGAAGTTGCCTGGCTTCCAGGCTGTTCTACCTTTATGGTTTCTGAATCCGCTGGTTGGGCCGAGCATGGGTGAATTGGCTAACACCCTGCTACCTAAGATATCACCTGTACGCTTCATGTGCGCTCGGATAGCAAAGAATAGGTCTTTATCAACATTGCGGATCTCGGCAAGGGTTTCCCTAACGCCGTACACCTCAACTGAGTGATTTACTTTCATTTTCTACCTACGCTTGTTCATGGCTTCTGATTTACCCTTCAGATACATCTGCATGGTAAACAGCATCCGTTCGGATTCCTGCATCAGCACCGATGGTGCTATCCCTGTTTCACAAGCCAAGGCTGCGATAAAGAGATGGGAGCTTTTTTCTCCCAGCCCCTTTATGCCTTTACTTTTGGGTCTGTATCGTCACCCTCGATGTTTTCAAGGGTGTCAACAAAGTCCTCAAAGCTCTTGTCAGTTTGCTTTCTGCGGCGTAGGGCGTTCCAAACAATGTAGGCAAGGTAAGTCAGGCGTGGGTCTTTCTGAATCGTTGTTACAGCAAGGTTGAACTTATCCTCGAAAGCGATAAAGTCCGGTGTGCCACATACAACTGATTCCTTAGAACCATCAACAAACTCAACTTTGAAAGGGATTTGCATGGCTCTACGCCGTTGCTCTGGTCAATGCTCCCGATAGCGGCCACGAGATGCTCACAGTTGCGAGATCTCCTACTGTGGAGGCGTAGGGAGTGTATTGGGTAACAAGGAAAGAACCTGAGTAGCTAGGGTTACTTGAGGTAACAGTTCCTGAAGTTGGGACTACAACAACAGTTGCGTTAGTTCCAAGTAGAGGCCAAAGGATAGAGTCAAGTGCGCCAGCAGCAAAGTCCTGGTGGAACTCTAGGGTGATTGAACCAGACTTTAGTCCGGCAATCCTAGTGCGCCACTCAGAGCCAAAGGCTGTGGTTTCCTGCTCATCTATTTCGATTGGTAGTTCAACAGATGCCAGCGATGTGCTGAGGTTGGTTCCGTTGATTGTGACTTTATAGTCGGTTGCGACAAACTTTGCCAATTTATTTTCTCCTAATCGGCATACACTTCAACAGCGAATTCCGCTGCTAAGTATGTGCCATCATTCATCTGGATGGGTGTGTAATTTCTCATTTCAGACACTCGGCAATCATAGGCATTACCACCAAGTGTCTTATCTGATTCTACTGCGTTCTTGATACTTGAGGTGCCTGTGCTTGAGCAGTAAGCATCTAGTGTCCGTTGTGCAGTTCTTTCATCAGCCCTACCGACAATGACCACCACAGCAAAGCCGTACTGAGTCATTCCCTTTGCGAACGCCTGGTTGTAGTCAATGGTTGTTGGTCTGACTAGGGCAATCGGTGGGTTGGGATTGTCTGGCATTTCAGGGCTAGTTCTAAGCCCAGTTATTGTGCCAAGGTTGGTGGCGATAGCGGTTCTTAGAGCTGTGATGCTTGCCACTATGCAAACCTGATTCTGCGGTATGGGCCAACTAGCTGAGCCACATCTGGATCAAGTTGGTTACTGACTCGCATGATTCCGATGTCAGAGATGCCTGCAACACCAAGAGGGCTGTCTAGTCGCTTGTAGATTCGGCTGGACTGGATGACACAAGCCTGAGTTACAGCGATTGGGACTGCTGACCATCCCCAAGTTCCTGTGACCTGCACAGTTGCTTCACCTTCCCATTGGGTAAACAAGTAATCACCAACAGCCCGGATGTGAGTGTAAGAGGTGGGCAATCCGTCAACTCTGCCGTTTAGTGGTTCGAGCTGGTAGTCGTTAGCAGTCCAAGTTTGGTCAAAGCTACCATCATCGTCTGACTTTGTTTTCAGTTCGGTCAAGGTGATTAGATCGTCAATCTCGGTGATTAGATAATCGTTAGGGGTAAAGATTCGGGTAGCTGTGCCAGTAGCTGAGAAGCTGCGGTTGGTGTATCCGTCAATCGCTCGAGAGCCTGACTCAATAGCCATCTCTAGCAGGGTGTCATCTACGCTGTCTGTGATTCTTAGTGCTGCCTTGACTTGAGCAAGTGAGGCATAGCCTTGAGTAATTGCCATAATGTTCTCTATTCTATCGTCTGAAAAGCATACGCTCTTTGATGGCTGTTGAGCTTATTCCCCTGGTGTAAGGAATGTAGATAAGGGCAATGCCTCTAGCGTCTAACCAATCTTGGTCAAAGTTCATCTGCTTGTGGTAATCCTTGACAGCCCAATCCGAGCCTATTGCAATTATGTCAGGCATCACGCTATTTATTGCTTGAGTGCTATCTGGCCCACCTGAGTTAGTTATGACCTCGGCAACATAGCGACACGATCTAATCACCTCACGCCTGTCGCTGAAGCTTAGGACTGGTGGCTTGCCCTTGTATTCCTCAATAAACTCATCGGTGTTTAGGGAAACAACCACATCGCCTAACTCGGCACAGCGTTGCAAGAATCTAACATGACCTGCGTGGAATAAATCGAAAGTCCCACCTGTGTAAACTAAGTTCATTCCCAGCCGTTCTCTCGTCTTATGTCTAATGACCAACCACCTGCCGAGTAATCATTACTGTCCATTTTAGACTGGTAGTGCTTCTCGTTTCTGGAATAGGTGACAGCGTTCTTTTCCATGTATCCAGCCTTGATGGTTGAGCTGTTGTCATGTTGAACCTTGATGTCTAAGAGCCTAATGTTTACACCGACAAACTCAGCCCTGCGAGAGTAGTCATTGTCCTCGAAGTAGGCAGGGAATAGTGATTCATCAAACAGCCCAATGTCGTTGACTGCTTCATCTCCCAAAGCGAAAGCCTGCCAATGAGGTGCATCACCTGTAAGGGTTATCTCATCCCTGCGAGCCTGTGAGAGTTTCTCTAAAGCACCAGGCTCAAAGACCACATCGTTAGAAACTATGAACCAGCGTTGAGCGTAAGGGAAGGACTTTATGCCCAAGTTCCATGATCCTGATACGCCGAGATTAGCCGGCATTGGTAGGTGTGTAACCTTCTTGAAGTTATCGCCAAGGTCAAGGATGAGCTTTGGCTGGTGGCTTGCACCATTGTCAATTATGAGCAGGTGTTCGACTGGGACATCCACGCTGTTGAGCATCCTCTGAAGTAAGTCATAGCGATTGAGGACTGGGACTATTAGGTTTTCAATCATTGCCATGTTCCCTTGTACTTTACGATGTAGTCATTTTCTAGGACTAAATTCGTTCGACCATACAGCTCTACCTGTCGAGTGGCGTTGCTATCTTTTAGCTCAGGGAATAGAACAGTCAAGTCACCGACAGTCTTGCAATAGTCCTCATGCCAAGTTATCTCGTTTCGTATTGCATCCGCCTTGTCAGCCATTACAGGGATGCCTATTTTGTCAATCACCCATCGCTCGTAAACACCTGCATAACAGCCGTAAAAGTAAGGGTCATCGGTTATAGCTACTGAGCCGGATAGTCCATCTAGTAAAGTCCAAAATCGGTCATCCTTGATTTGCCAAGAGTCTTGCAGAAAGAGAAACCTATCGGCTGTGGTGTTTTCCATAACCCAGCGCATTTTGCCAAGCTCATAGCCAGTATTGACAACAGCTATGTGTTCGCGCTTGATTGAAGCTGAGCAGTCTGCCAGCCACTTTTGCCTGTCTGGTGCTGAGCCGATTACTACAAGCATTATTTGAGAAGCTTCTTTAGTATTGGTAGCCAATGCTCATCCCAAACCTTTTCAACATCGAACTTGCTGGCAAAGTCTATGGCTACTTGTGATGGGCCACGCTCGACCTTGTATGCTTCCTCAAGGGCATTGACCAAGCTAGAGATGTTGGGAGTCATCCACCAAGCGTCTTGCCCTGCATCCCAAGTTAGCTGTCCATCGGTAAGCCAAGAGTCCTCGCTGATTAGGTCAGGGGTTGCTGCCCAGTTAGAGCCAATGACTCTAGTGCCACAAGCCTGAGCTTCAAGGGCAGGAACCCCAAAGCCCTCACCAAAGCTAGGGGCCAGTAAAACATCCATGCGTGAGTAGAGTGCGGCTAGGTCTTGCTGGGCTAGTCCAAAGCGGTAGTCATTCGGGTTAGGAAAGATTACCTGATCCTTTCTAATTCCTGTCGAGTTGAGGATGTTTAGCAAGTTCCAGCCACCAGCCTGTCCTACTGCGTCTGTGTGTAGATACAGCACAGCGTCAGGGTGAGCTTTGGCAAACAAGCTAAAAGCAAAGATAAGTTCTCCAAAGGCTTTGCGGTGAACTAGCCCTGATGCCTTGTTAGCGGCAACAACTCCAACGACAAAGTTATCTGGCTCTAGTCCCATGTAGGCGTTTATCTCATGTCTGCCTATTTTGCTGGTTGGCTTGTAAACCTTGGTGTCTATTGCGTGAGGTGCGTACTCACACTCAATACCCTTTTCGGTTAGCTGTCTGACTCCATGAGGTGACATAGCGATTGGGGTTACATTGTCTTTGCGTAGGAACTTCTCTACCTTTGGGGGAAGTGTCACATGGTCGAGTGGTGTCCAAGCACCGATGGGGAAGTCATCGTATCCGTTGGCAAGCATTACCCAAACATCGTAAAGGCTGATAAAGAGATTAGGTTTGTCTTTTCCGGCAATAAAGGATTTGTGATCTACTGGTGCCGAATCATTTGAGTAGAGGTCTATTCCTCTGGGGTAATGTGGGACATTCCCAAAAGGTGTTTTGATTGTGCTTGGGATTCCCTCTAGTCCGTAATTGGACAACATAGCGACATCAAGACCTGAACGCTTCAATCGGTCAACAAGCATTGTGGCCTGTTGTCCGTATCCTGTTGGTGCGTTGTAGCTATTAGACCAGACGCTTACTGCGCCGTTTAGTTTCTCTTTATTCGTAGGCATACAAAGATAATAGCAAGAAAAGCAGGGAACACAGTCCTACGCTCTGTGTCCCCTGCCCTATAAGTTTAGGGTAATTGGTGGTAGGCTAGAAAAATACCCCTGCGATGCAGAAACATCCAGGGGCGTGGTCAGACTGAAAAGGAGTCCAACATGACCGAGTATAAGGCTTGTAGCAAGTGCAAGCAAGTCAAACCGACATCTGAGTTCGGGATAAAGCGTTCAACTAAAAGTGGCCTCTATTCACAATGCTTACCATGTACAAGATTGGCTAGAGCTGAGTATCGTCAAAGGTGCGCCGATTCAATCAAAAAACAGCAACGAAGTAACTATCTTAGAAATGCTGAAAAAAGGAAAGCCTACGCTGAGGCTTGGCATAAGGCTAATCCAGATAAGTTCAGGTCTTATCAAAGCATATCCAAAAAGCGTAATAAAGAGTCCATAGCTGCTAATACCAGACGGAGAAATGCCAAGCGTAAAGAAAATGGTATTTATAGAATAAGTAAACAAGAGCTAATAAAACTAAATCAGGGTTCTTGTTTTTATTGCGGATCAACCCAACGAATAACTGTTGACCATGTAGTGGCTATCTCAAGAGGTGGAACTGACTCTATTGGCAATCTTGTTTCGGCCTGTAAGTCTTGCAACAGTCAGAAAAGACAACTGACAATTATGGAGTGGCGTTTATTTAGAGGAAAGAGGAAACCCCCCAAAGCCTAAGCTCTGAGGGGTTCCTTGGATTTCCAGTTGGAAACAAGTTATTAGCTTGCGCCACCCTTGAAAAATCCGATGTGAGTTGCGTGAGTTAGTCCACCATCAAGACGGATTAGGCCTCGGTAGGTAACTGTGTCGGTGTTGAACGCAAAGTCTGCACTCTGGTCAACACGGATTCCGCCAGCAACACGAACCTTGAAGCTCGGTAGGTGACCGAATAGAACCGACTTGGTTCCAGTTCCTACTGCTGCAACATTTGGGTTCTCGAATACTGGGTAGCCAAGCAAGGTTGCTGGCTGACCTGGTACTGCTGAGTTAGTCCAGATGTAGTTACCTGCACCATCCTTTAGCTTGCGAGCTGCTGCGATACCTGACTTGCTCATCTGGAAGCCTAGACCTGGCAATACTCTTGCGCCGTCTGCGATTCCGTAAACAAGGTCAATTAGGTTCTCGTATGAAGCTGCTCCACCAACACCGGTTCCACCAGTTACTACCGAGCCAGCGGCTGCGGATAGCTTTGTGGTTAGAACAGAGTTAGCCTGAAGACCCAAAGAGGTTCCTAGCTGTTGTGCGATGTAGCTTGAGATGTTGAATCCAGCGTCAGTTACTAGTTCCTGAGCTACCTGAACAAGTGCGCCGTACTTCTCAGCACCAAGAGTGATGGATGAGAATGTTGGGTTGCTCTCGGATATAGTTCCAGCGGCTGCTACTGATCCAGCGGATGAGGTTGCAGTTACTGTTGGGATTACTAGGTTCTCGCCAGAGGTGGTGTTGAAAACCTCAGAAACAGTCAGCATTGGGCCAACTAGCTGAGCGATCTCGAATACCTGGTCAAAGAAAGACTGACCAACTGTGTTAGCGGATGGTACTAGAGTACGAGCCTCACGGCCGAACTCGTATCCACGCATTTCGCCAGAAGCGATTGAGCGAAGGATGTCAGCGTCAGAGTTCTGAGCTGTTGCTACTGATGGTGCGAATGAAGCTGCTGCCTCAGATGCGCGAGCTTCGCGATCTGCTAACTTGCGAGCAGTTTCGATTGTTGCATCGGCTGAGTCGATGTCAGCTTCGATACGAGCAATCTTTTGGTTTTCCTCAGCAGATAGTCCACGCTTTTCAGCCTCAGCAAAGTCTAGAACTTCTCTAGCCTGTGCGATTAGGTTGTTGCGGGCATCCA